CTGTGCTTACACTGAAAAAACCATCAACGACCCGACGGCTGCTACAACTTGGGGCGTATTTAAACCATTGGATGGGCCAATGGCCGTCATGCTCATCGATGCTTGGCAGGATCGCCTTCAATACCCGGATCTCCGTCCGAAGGTCATCGAAGAGTACAAAGTATCGTATGGGGCTGACCCCGAGGGCGAAGACGATGGCAGCTTTGTACGAGGCAAAAAGGTTGACTTGGTACTCATCGAAGACAAGGCGGCAGGCATAAGCCTGATCCAAGACTTACAGCGTGCTCATTTGCCTGTGAGGGCGTACAACCCGGGCAGGGCGGACAAGATTCAGAGATTGTCAATTGTGGCAAACATCATCGCGCATAAGCGCGTGTGGATACCTGAGAGCACACAGAAGAAGGGCTATGTGCGGGATTGGGCTGAGGGCTTTGTGAGCCAGATTTGTAGCTTCCCTGAGTCTACGCATGATGATTACGTAGATTCCTGTCTTGTCGGATCGACAACCGTTTTGATGGCTGATGGATCGGAGAAGCGGATTGATCAGATCGTGGTGGGCGACAGGGTGAAGACGCCAGAAGGTATGCAAGTTGTATCGAAGACCTTCAACAACGGCGAGAAGGAAATCTGGCGCGTCCAAGCAGGCAACGGCTTATTACTAGCAACAGGCAACCATCGCGTGATGACACAACGAGGATGGATTCGTGTTGACAATCTGATACCGAATGAAGACCATATTCTCAAAGCAGAGAGTGCTGATTTCGTTGTGGTGTCAGCCGTATCCAACACCCATACCACGCAAGTGGTGTACGACCTGACGGTGGAGAATGAGCACTGCTACTACGCAGAGGGGATGTTGGTGCATAACTGCACGCAGGCTCTGAGATACTTACGGGATGCGGGTTTCCTTGACATTGACCCCTATGTGGCTGAGGATGAAGAGGTTGAGTATTACGGTCGGAAGAAGGGCAACCCTTACGCGGTGTGACTATGGCAGATCAAAGAAACAGAATGGCCGGGCTATCAATGCGCGAGACCCAAGAGGGCTTAGCGCCTCACGGGATGCGACACAGTGGCGAGGGCGTGAAAGGTTCGGGCTACTTTGGCTACCTGCCTAGCAACGAAGGCTATGCAACCGAGATGTCGGCTGAAGATGAGAGCGGCGAGTTTCCATTACTGGTGCCGACCTTATCGAGGGAGGAGATCGAGCACTTGCTGGCTGGTTACTCTCCCACTGAGGACATTTACCGCAAGGCGGTTGAACACGCTGAGCGGCGCAGGAAAGAGGGCAAGAGTCCTTTTGCTGAGGCGACAGGGCTGAAGTATCCGGTAGAGAAGGCTGATGGAGGCGCTGTGAGCTTTGAACTTCCCGACAATGTGACTCCGCAGAACTGGCGCAAGCATCTTGCTAGCAACGTGCTAGCAGACGCCAAAGCTCTGTTGGGGGTAAAGGATGGCGGCGCGATTGACGTCAATGAGTTGCTTGAGCAGGCGATGGAGCGGCATCGGCCACAGAAGGTCGAGGACGTCTTAGAGTGGGCGATTGCCAAGCACAACCACAAGATGAAGAAGGGAGGCGCCGTCAGCCAGACGTTCCCATTGAAGCGCGATGAGGAGGATGAGTTAAAGCCGACTCCGAAATATCCGCTAGTTGAGAAGTTGGGTAAGGGCGTTGGCGCGGTGCATGAGTTTGTGTCCAAGCCGTTTGGGTTTGAGAATCCACCGGGCGAGATAGCGTCTGAGCTATTGGGGATTCCGGGTGTGGCTAAGACGCTTGAGCGCGTGGCGTATGGTGACCCGCTGACTTCGGGTGCGGGGGTGACTACGAACCTGCTGCCTGAGACGACTGAGACATTGTTTGCCGGCTTAGGAGCGGCGCCTCTAGCGGTGAAGACGGGTAAGGCATTGGCACCGACGGCGAAAGAGATGACGCAGTTCGCGCTTGAGAAAAGCATGGAACCGTACCAGATGAACATCATCAAGCCGGAGGGTGGCAACTGGATTAGGGGCGCGGCTGAGAAGTATCTGAAAGACCTGCGCTACGACGAGAGCCTGATCGACCCGGTAGGCGTTATGAATCCGGCTGATAAGGCAGAGGAGACCGCAAGGGTGGCTGCGATGAATAACTTTGTGGATAAGAAGTTATCGCGGTATCTCACAAACCAGATGGGCACGCCTTCTGATCCTTTGCGCTTGCAGGCGGATACGTGGGCTGAGACGCAGAAGAAGTTGCTGGCTGACAAAGACAAGCAGATTGACAAGGTCAGGGCTGACATTCAGAAGGCACAGCAGGCGCGTGGCGTTGACCCTGAAGTGCTGACCAGATCGCAGGCGAGGTTGCGTGAGTTGCAGAAAGAGCGCGAGTTGATCAAAAACCGCAAGGGTTTGCATTTTGACGCACAGGCTCGTGGAACATTGGCTTTCCCAGCCAGAATACGACGGGCAGAACAAGAAATGCCTGAAGGGAATGTTGCAAAAAGCGAGGCTGGAAAAGGATGGGAAGATACCGCTGACGTCACAATCTCCAGAGCGCCTTATGCTGAACAAGTTCCGTATCATGCTTTTGAGCCTTTACAGACTGTGCCAGAAGAAGCGCGTGCGGCAGTAATGAGTCAGATTAATAAGGCAGAGCTTGAAAAATTAGGTGGCGAGTTTGCCGTACAAAACCCAACCGAGCTTGCTTACAGTTTTAACAGGGGCAGGCCTGCGCGAGACTTAGGCTTTGACCACATGATGGACGAGATCGACAACGCCTTACGTCCAAGTCAAGGCTTGCCTGATTACCTCCAGCTAAAGCCCAAAGACCTAGACAAGATGAGCGTGGCTCAAGTTTCTGAGCACGTAGACAAGATCAACGCATGGCGTGCTAGTCAGAAGGCTGAAGTAGATGCAGCGCGTGCTGCGAATGCTGCGACGGTTGAGCACAAGGCTTACGACTTTGTGCCGGGTACGGACATTCCTAACGACCAAGGGCTGCGGTGGGTGGAGATCAAAGTGCCTGAAATGGTGGAGGACTTTAAAGTGCCAGATCGATATGAAATAAGAAAGCCTACGCCATCATCTGAAACTTTTGCTATTTGGGATAAAGAAGCGAATCAATACATAACCACAGGGATAAAAACTGAAGAGGCGGCACTAAAGCATTTACACGACACCATAAATAAATCAGCCGTCGAAGACGCGCTCAAGTATGAAGGCGAAATCCTTCAGCACTGCGTTGGTGGCTACTGCCCTGATGTGATCGAGGGTAGGTCTCGCATCTTCTCGCTGAGGGATGCTGACGGGCGTCCTCATGCGACGATTGAAGTTGAGCCAGATGATTACAGACAGGTTTGGCGAACTTTGACTCCTGAGCAACAAAATGAAGTCAATTCCATTTTGAACAGATGGACTGAAAATATTGACTACTTGCCGAGTCGAGAGGAGTTGGAAGCAAAAGGTGAGCAGGTTTTGAGGCAACTTGGACATGCCCCTCCAGAAAAAATTTCTCAAATCAAAGGCCTGCAAAACCGCAAGCCAAACGATGAGTACATGCCGTTCATCCAAGACTTTGTTAAGGATGGCACTTGGTCGCACGTTGGTGACCTAGAAAATGCGGAATTGAAATCATCAGTGAAGGCGCCTTGGCGTCAAAGATTTGAAGAGGCTGGCATAGAAGTTCCAGATTTCTTTTCGCCAAAAGATTACGAAGATATGGTGCGTCAGTATTTTGAAAAAACCAGTACGCCAACTGATCCGCAATTTATGCACGATACCTACGGATTCCCGCTTAAAGCAAAAGGTGGCGCAGTAAATCGCAGCAAAGGTGTCACGAAAGCCGACCTTGAGCAACAGTACCGCATGGCCTTCGGTGGCGGCGTATTTAACACTGATCCTGACCTTACAGACGCAGGTCAGATCATCCCTGAGCACACACTCTAAAGGACGAGCATCATGCCTGAAATGCCTATAGACCCCGAATTCGGGCGATTCATTGAGGGGATCACCCAGACTGAAGACGGCGGCGCCATTGTCGATCTGGAGGATGAAGACGAACTCGAAGTCGAAGAACTTGAGGATGGCTCGGCCATAGTCCGCGAGTCACAGTTCAAAGGCCCTGAAGAGGACGAGGAGTTCTACGCTAACTTGGCCGAAGAGATGTCAGACATGGATCTGACGGTGCTAGCGAGTAAGTACCTCGACCTATTTGAGAAAGATAAGGAGGATCGCAAAGAGCGGGATAAGCAGTACGAGGATGGGCTACGCAGGACTGGGTTGGGGAATGATGCGCCGGGTGGTGCCAACTTCCAAGGCGCGTCGAGGGTAGTGCATCCGGTCATGGCTGAAGCCTGTGTGGACTTTGCTGCGCGTGCGATCAAAGAGCTGTTTCCACCTGATGGCCCGACTCGAACAAAGATTATTGGGGATGTGACGCCAGAGAAGACGGATCGAGCTGAGCGCAAGCGCGACTACATGAACTGGCAGTTGACTGAGCAGATTGAGGAGTATCGGGACGAGCAGGAGCAGATGTTCACCCAGCTCCCGATGGGCGGGTCTCAGTACATGAAGCTCTGGTACGACGAGCAGAAGCGCCGGCCATGTGCTGAGTTTGTGCCGATTGATAACATTTTGCTGCCTTTTGCGGCCTCAAATTTTTATACGGCGCAGCGTGCGACCGAGATGCAGGACATCACGGAGTTCGAGTTCAGGGCGCGGGTTGATCGCGGTCTGTACAAGGATGCCAGCCTGATTCGCGCCAGCATGGATCCAGAGCCGACTGGCCCTGAGAAGGCGAACGACAAGATTGAGGGGCGTAAACGGGGCGAAAATGTTGATGGATTGCGCCGTGTTTACCACTGCTACACCTATTTGGAGCTTGAAGACGACCCTAGAACGAAGGGTAAATCAGCGCCGTATGTCCTGATGATCGATGAGTTGGACGCCGAAGTGGTGGGCTTGTATCGGAACTGGGAGGAAGGCGACGAGACGATGACAAAACTCGACTGGATCGTCGAGTTTAAGTTCATTCCTTGGCGCGGGGCGTATGCGATTGGGCTTCCACACCTGATTGGTGGCTTGTCTGCGGCCTTGACGGGTGCTTTGAGGGCGCTTTTGGACACGGCGCACATCAACAACTCGGCGACGATGGTCAAACTGAAGGGGGCGAAGGTCTCGGGGCAGTCGGATCAGATCGAAGTGACAGAGGTTAAGGAGATTGAAGCTGCTCCGGGGGTGGATGACATCCGAAAAGTGGCGATGCCGCTGCCATTTAACCCGCCGAGTCCGGTGCTTTTCCAGCTTTTGGGGTGGTTGACTGAGGCTGCGAAGGGGGTAATTACCACTTCTGAGGAAAAAATCGCTGATGTAACGTCTCAAGCGCCTGTTGGTACGACTTTGGCGATGATTGAGCAGGGTGCATCGGTGTTTTCGGCGATTCATGCCCGGTTACACGAGTCTCAGAAGCGCGTTTTGATGATTTTGGGGCGGATTAACCGCTGGTATTTAGATGATCAGCAGAAGGGCGACATGGTTGCCGACCTTCAGATCGCCCGAGATGACTTTGAGCGCAACTCAGACGTTATTCCTGTCTCAGATCCGCATATTTTTAGCGAATCTCAGCGTATGGCGCAGTCTCAGATGGTCATTTCGCTGATGGACAAGTACCCGCAGTTGTTTGATCCGGCTGCGGTGGTGTCGAGAATTCTGAAGCAGGCAAAGATTCCGAACGTCAATGAGCTTATGCCTGCCGCTGCGAAGCCCATAGAGGCCGCTGCAAGCGATGAAAACGCGGCGATGGCTCTAGGTAGGCCGGCTTTTGCTTATCCCCGCCAAGACCACCTAGCGCACCTCCAAGCGCATCTGGATTTTGCGACTGATCCCATGTTTGGTAGCAACCCGATGTTTGCCCAGAAGTTCATTCCACAGGTGATTGAGCACTGCAAACAGCACATGATGCTGTGGTACACCAATCAGGTTAACAAATACGCAACAACGGGTACGAGCATCAATCTGGCGAAGTATGCCGAGTTGGATACGCCGAAAGAGGTAGATCGGACGGTGGCGGTGGCATCGCAGCACGTAAAGATGGACAGCACACAGGTGTTCGAGAAGGTCATGCCAATCTTGCAACAGTTGAGCCAGATGTTGCAGCAGATGACGCAGGCGCAGGCCGAGATGCAGAAGCGGTTGTTGGCTGATCCGCAGGCGCAGGCGGTGCTGGAGTCCTCGTTGGCTGAGACACAGCGTCGGGCGGCGCGTGATCAGGCGGACATTGCCTTGAAGAAAGACGAGCAGAAGATCGATATTGCCAAGAATGCTGAGGACAACCTCACAAAAGAGCGTATTGCCACCGCAAAGATCAGTTTCGATGCGGATCGGCTACGTAGGGAGCAGGAAGACACTGCTATTTCGCTGCAAGAGGCGGCACAACGTGGTTTAGGGAGGATGTAATGGCTACAACTGAGAAAGACGAGCAGTCGGAGATCGTCAAACAGCATCACCGTATGGCGGCAGGCGCTTGGATCACTGGTAGTGAGCTAAAGGAGCAGGGTTCGGCAACGATGCCCGAGGCTAACAGCGATCACGGCAACTTTACCAACAAGGGCGTGGATAAATCGAACGCATGAGGTATGTCTCTGACTTGATTGACGCGCTGAAGAACGAGCAGGCGAAGATTCAGCTAAGCCTTGCAGAAGGGCGTGCCCCGACGTTTGACTCGTATCAGCGGCTAGTAGGCAATCACCAAGGCTTGCAAGATGCCTTGAATATTATTAACAATTTGCTAAAGGAATCAGATGAAGATGAGTGAACCGGTAGCTTTTGACGAAGCTGAAATGTCGTGGGCTTTTCCTGCGGTCGATCCCGGTGCCAAACCTCTTGGAGCAAGAATCTTAGTCCAGTTACGCCGTGCCAAACGTAAGGCAACTTCAGCCGGAATCATCCTAGTCGAGGAGACGAAGGAGACCGAGAAGTGGCAGAACATGGTGGCTAAGGTTGTGGCAGTAGGCCCGTTGGCCTTCAAGAAGCGCGACACGATGGAACCGTGGCCGGAAGGCTCTTGGTGCGAAGTGGGTGACTTTATCCGCGTCCCGAAGTGGGGCGGTGATCGTTGGGAGGTCGCAGTAACCGACCAACCGGATGAAGATCCAGCGCTTTTTGCAGTGTTCAATGATCACGAGGTTATCGCCAAAGTGACAGGCGATCCTCTGTCGATGAGGGCTTTTGTATGAGCGAGACTAAAGACGAGATTATTGTCAAAGAAGAAAGCGACGGGTCAGCGGTTATTGACCTGCCGGCTGATTTGGCAATGGAAGAGGAGCCTCAGCAGGCTGAGCCGACTGAGGATGAAGACAATGCCGCTGCCGAGGCCGAGATGGCCGATGGTGGCGATGTAGACCCTGAACAAGAGGCGATGCGTGCGGCTAGACGAGCCAAGCGCAAAGCCCGTAAGGAGTACCACAAGCAGGTATCTGCTGAAAAAGACGTTCGGTTGCAAAACCTACAACGGCAGAACCAAGAGCTGATGGAGCGTCTAGCGAACCTTGAGCGTAAGCAAACCGGGACTGAGTTGGCTCGGATTGACAGGGCGATTGAGGAGCAGAAGCAGCGGATCGCCTTTGCCAAGAGCAAGATGAACGAGGCGGCTCGGCAGGGCGATGGGGAGTTGATCACCGCTGCTGAGGAGATGCTGTACGAAGCCCGAAAGCAGGCTGAGGCGCTAGAGCAGTTCAAGCGTCGGTCTACGCAGGAGGCGCAGCAACCGCAGGCGCATGTGCCTGACCCGATTGTGGCTGAGCTGGCGGTATCTTGGGCGCAGGCGCACTCGAATTGGTACAACCCGCAGAACCCAAATCGGGATACCCAGATCGCTTTGCAGGTAGACCATGCCTTGGGTCAAGAAGGCTGGGATCCCGCAACAGATGACTATTGGGATGAGCTTGACAGACGCTTGTCAAAACTGATACCGCATAGGTATACTGACAATACTAACGAACGACCCCAGAAAAGCCGTCCGAGAAGTGTTGTTACCGGAGGTGGGCGCGAGTCGGTTTCGAGTGTGGGTGGCAGCAAAAACACCTTCACACTTAGCCCAGAGCAGGTAAGGGCTATGAAAGAAGCCGGAATGTGGGACAACCCTGAAAAAAGGGCACGCATGATCAAGCGCTACGCAACCGAAGCACGGAAAAGGAGCTAATTATGGACAGTCGTTTAAAGAAATCCCTCAACGCTGGTGGGCGCGAAAGTCGCGCTAGTCTTGACTCAAGTCGAGAGGCACCGGAGGAAATGTTTGTATCCGCCGAAGAACGTCGCAAGATGTGGAAGGACGAATGGGTACAAAGCGCATTGCCGCCAGCCCCAGACCTTGCCGGATGGCATGTCTGCTGGCTTTCGACAACCAACAGTTACGACAGCATCGATAAGCGCTTGCGTCTTGGCTACACCCCAGTAATGGCGGATGAAGTCAAGGGATACGAGAATTGGCGCGTAAAGGCTGGCGAACATAGCGGTTATGTCGCGTGCAATGAGATGCTGCTGTTTAAGATCCCTATGGATACGTACCAAGACATCATGGCGCACTTCCACCACGATCAACCGTTGGAAGAGGCGAACAAGATCAAGGTACAGGCGGAATCTCAAGTTGGACGCGATAGCCGGGGTAAAGCCCTCGGTCAAGTCGAAGGTGACGGGCTGGAGCAAATTGACAAACCGATTCCTGCCCCTGTGTTTCACGGGTAGGTTTTGAAACCTAATGGAGTGAATTATGTCTGCTACAGCTGCTCCGTTTGGCCTGCGCCCTGCATTCCATCCTTCCGGTCTGGATCGTGCAGTCGCACTTGCTAACGGTATTGAAGCCGTTTCCACTAGTGGGAACGTATCGCTCGGCTATGCCGCGAACATCTTCAAGGGTGCGCCCGTCAAGATGAACACAGCTGGCTATATTGAAAACATTGCTAGCAATGAAGCCTTCCTTGGTGCGTTTGCTGGTGTGGAGTGGACAGATGCAACGGGTCGCCGTCGTGTCTCTAACTTCTGGCCTGCTAACGAGTCGTTCCAAGTTGGTTCGGTGATTGCTTACTACTATCAAGATCCCAACATCGTCTATGAGATTCAGGCTGCTGGTACCCTGACTCAGGGCGCGATTGGTGATCAGTTTGACGTCACCAACCCGACTACTGGTTCGACTTCAACCGGCCTGTCGCAAGCCTCGATGAGCACCAGTGGTGCTGGTAGTGGCGCGACTAACCAATTGCGTGTCATCAACCTAGCTCCGTACCCGGACAATGCTTGGGGTGATGCTTATCCTATCGTGCAAGTACAGGTTGCTCTCAGCCAGTACGTTGCTGCGATCAACGCTATTTAAGGGAGGGCATGAATCATGGCAGCCCCAATGAGAAGTACAGACTTTCGTAGCATTGTCGAACCCATTCTGAATGAGTGTTTTGACGGTGTCTACGATCAACGTACTGATGAATGGTCTCGCGTATTCCGTGAGCAAGAAGGTATCCCACGTAACTACCACGAAGAGCCAGTGCTGTATGGTTTCGGCGCTGCTCCGCAACTGCCTGACGGTACACCTGTTACCTATCAGCAGGGCGGCGTGCTGTTCCTGAAGCGCTACGTCTACTCAGTGTATGGTCTGGCATTTGCTCTGACCAAAGTGCTGGTAGAAGACGGCGATCACATCCGTATCGGTCAAGTCTATGCCAAGCACTTGGCACAGTCGTTGATTGAAACGAAAGAGACGCTGTCTGCAAACGTGCTGAACCGTGCGTTCAACTCAGCCTATCCGGGTGGCGATGGTGTTCCTCTGAACTCCGCTTCGCATCCGATTGTCAACGGCACCTTCAGCAACCTGCTGACGACTGCTGCAAACCTGTCGCAGACTTCTCTGGAACAGATGCTGATCCAGATTCGTCAGGCAGTTGACAACAACGGCAAGAAGATCCGTCTGGTTCCTCGTCAGCTTGTTGTTGCTCCGGGCAACATCTTCCAAGCAGAAGTTCTGCTGAAGTCGGTTCTGCGTTCGGGTAACGCGAACAATGACGTCAACCCAATCAAGTCGATTGGTCTGCTGGATGAAGGCGCAGCAGTTCTGTCGCGTCTGACTTCATCGACTGCTTGGTGGGTGCAGACTGACGCTCCTGAAGGCATGAAGCTGATGATGCGTCGTGGTCTTGAGAAGACGATGGAAGGTGACTTTGAAACCGACACCATGCGCTACAAGGCAACTGAGCGTTATGACGTTGGATTCACAGATCCACGCGCACTTTACGGAACTCCGGGTGTGTAATTAACTAGGAACAGGAGAAAATCATGCTGACTAATTTCCCAAATGGGATAACCAGTTTCGGCGTGCCTGTTCTTGGAACTATCGGCGGTCTTCCGTTTACTGGTAACTACTACTTTGTAGACCCGGTAAACGGAGCCGATGGCAACGAAGGCACCCCTGAACTCCCTCTGAAAACCCTGTACGGTGCTTTGGCAAAGTGTACTTCTGGCAACAATGATGTTGTCGTCCTGATGGGCGATGGCACTGCGGCTGGTTCGGCACGTTTGTCTACCGCGCTGGCTCAGGAAATTAACTCTGCTGCTACGGCAGGTACTCTGAACTGGAACAAGAATGCGACACACCTGATTGGTGTGGCTGCTCCCACGAATGTGGCGCAGCGTGCACGTATTGCTCCGCCGACGGGTACTTACACAGCCGCTACCTTTAACAGCGACGCCTTCATCAACGTCACTGCTTCTGGATGCTACTTTGCTAACTTGTCGGTCTTCTGTGGTTTCTCCACAGGTTCGGCAAACATGATTGCGTGGACTGACTCTGGTTCGCGTAACGCATACAGCAACGTAAACATCTACGGCATGGCTGATGCGGCTTCTGCTGGTGGTGCGGGTGCTCGTAGTCTGAAACTCAACGGTGGTGGTGAGCACACGTTCATCAACTGCACGCTTGGTGGCGACACGGTTGCTCGTGGCGCGGCAAATGCTACTGTTGAACTGGCAGGTGGCACGGCACGTAACTCGTTTATCGATTGCGTGTTCCCATTCCAGTGCAGCGCTGGTACCCCTCTGGGGCTGAAGGTAGGCGCCGCTGCTGGCATGGATCGTTATGCCCTATTCAAGGGATGCTCGTTTATCAACAATGTTGGATCAACCTCAACGACCATGAGTGCATTTGCGACTCTGGCAGCTTCGGCTGGTGGTCAGGTGGTGATTCAAAATACGTTGAGCTTGGGCATCACTGAGTTTGGTTCCGACGCCACTTCTCTAGGTCAGATTTACGTTGATATGCCAGCGGTTAGTGCAACGGCTGGTGGTATCGCGGTAAATCCGAGCTAATGAACTCCCGGGGGGAAACCCTCGGGGTTCTCTAAGGAGCCAAGTGTGATTTATGCGATTTACATCATAACAAATGTAAAAAATGCCAAACAATATGTTGGTGTTTCTTGCAATTTGGAAGTTAGGTGGAAAACGCACAAAAAAGCACTTGGGGATACTCCGCTCTTGCACCGCGCAATAAAAAAATATGGGAAAGAAAATTTTATTTTTTCTCATATTGCCGATGCGTTTGATCGAGAGTCTGCGTTCAATTTAGAAATGCTTTTAATTCAACAACACAATACTTTGACTCCTAATGGTTATAACTTAACCAAAGGTGGTGAAGGCGGGGTTGGGGCAAAGCGTGGGCGAATTGTGTCCGATGAAACAAAGAAAAAAATTTCTTTGTCATTAAAAGGCAAAACAAGCCCAAGAAAAGGCGTTACCTTATCAGAGGAAACTAAACGAAAAGTTAGTGAATCTAAAAAAGGTAAAGCTTCTAACAGAATGGGATATAAACATTCTGAGGAAACTATTGCCAAAATTAAAGCAAAAAAAATTGCTCGCGATTTACTTGCCAAAGTAAAGGAGAAGGAACATGGGTAGTTTCCGGCCGATGGTCAAAATGATGACCACGGAGCCTAGCATTGAGCTAAAGCTCAAAAAGGGTGGGCATGTAGCTATGCCCAAGATGAAATCTAAAGATCACGGTAGCAAGAAGATGGCTGACGGCGGTATGCCGGGAGTCCTTGCTCGTGCTGGTCTACCTCCCGGCCCAGTGGGTGGTGCAGCGCCTGCTATGCCTTCGATGGCAGCGCGTCGTAAAGCGATGAAGATGCGTCGTCCTATGAAAGAGGGCGGTATGCCTGAAGCGCTGAAAAAGCACGCTGATATGCCTGCTTCCAAAGCACACAAAGGTCTAAAGACTGGTGGTGTTGCGATGGGTCAAGGTGGCTACAAAGATGGCGGCAGCGTCATTCCTGTGAGCGCATCGAAGAAGGGTGCTGAAAAGTACGATGAAACGATGATGCACACTGCCA